ATTCTTTCGCAAGTGCTTTATTCTGTCCTTCTGCAAGCTGCAGGCCAGTCTGTGTTTGAAGTTTAATCTGTCCGCCATTTACAAGGTTATAAATATCCTGTATATCTACTGTTTCACCTGTAAGTGCTTTAGTAATAAGTGCATGTCCTTCTGCAATTCTATTATCATGCCAGTCATAATTTTCACTCTGGATCTGGTTTAATTTAGCATTGTACTTCTGCTGTTCTGTCTTCTTAATAGTATTGTTAAGGGTTTCTTTATCAACATGAAGTTCAAGTCCGTCTGGTCCGTAAAGTTTCATATCATTTTTATCTGTTAAAACTTCATTCCATAACGCGTCAAAAGTTTTACCGTCTGCAATTCCAGTATCTAAAGCAGCGCTAAACTTATTATCATAATAAGTAGTATAACCTTTAGTGTAATTATCGCGGATCCATTGTTCATACTGCTGTGGGCTTAAATATCCCAGTTCTTTTAATGGCTTTACATATTCATTAGCCATATCAATGAATTCTTGTCCCTGTGCCATTTCTGAAAGTTTTTGAATAGAATTCTGTGCGTCAAGGACCATTTTTTCGCCAGTCTTCTGGTAAGCCATTTGTTCAAGTTTAGCAGCAGCGGAAGCTTTACTCTGCATAATCATTTCTGTCATGGCTCTACGTTCATAATTGTTATGTGCAAAATATGGACTGTCTGAATTGTCGAGTTCACTTAATTTAGTGTTATACCATTCATCAATCTGTTTTTCCCACTCACTTTTACCCAGTCCATAAGCTTTTCCGCTTTCATCATAAAACTGCTCTTTTTCCCAGCCTTCTGTTCTCGATAGTGCAGTAATTTCATTCTGCAGTTCTGAATTAAAATTGATTGAATTAGTCGATAACTGGAAGTCCGATTTATTCTTAGCATAATCACTAAGTACGCCAGTAACTGTATTTGCTGCGTTTAATAATGTTGTATTAAATTCACCGATTGCGCCCATATTTACTCCTATGATGTTGTAGCACTACTGCTATATTTTGCAAAAGCTTCACCTATGTTATATCCAGTCTGGAAGCCGGAAGCACTTCCACCTAACAATGCGTTATTCAAGCGCAAGTGGAATTTCCAGCCGGAATATTCGTCCATTTCTGTATTAATCTTATCTGCATTATAATTATATGTGTCCCATACACCTTTAATATTACTCTGGTAGATATTCCAGTTAGATCCACCTTTCTTTGTTACATTTCCATATTCGTCTGCTTCACCTGCAGCATAAGAAGCTCTTAAGTTAGCAGCTTCTGTTCTCTGCCAGTCTGCCTGTACTCTGTTACCTTGAATACCCAGCATATTAGACTGTAAGTTCATTCCCATATTAGCAAGCTGATTATCATAATTCTGTCTGCTTGCATTTTCCTGCAGCTGTAACTGCTGGCTGTTCAATGCTGCTTCCATATCTACAGCCTGGTCCATTGTACTTCCAGATCTAACTCCACTTGCTGCAGCAGTAGCGGCAGCTTCACCTTCTGCCTGTCCTGCACTTATTGCATAGTAATTCCAGTTGTAGGCGTCCTGTTCTGCCTGTGTCTGCAAGCCTTCAAGGGTATTGTTATAATCTTCACTGGCAAGGTTTTCGGAAACGTCCATTTGCTTGTCGGTAAGCTCTGCCTGGTTTTCCGCTTTTTTTGCGTTCTGTTTAGCTTCCTTTTCTGCCTGCTTGTACTTGAGTTCCATTTGCTCAAGTGTCTGTTTGCGCTGCGCTTCAAGATAAGCTTTATCTTTTTCAAGCTGATCTCTTTTACCTTTTGCAGTAAGCGCCCAGTCAATAGCGCCTGCTGTTGCGGAAGCTGCTGCTACTACAATTCCTACTATTAAAGATGTAAACATTTATACTCCTTATACAATTTTTGCATTTACAGATAAAATGCAGGTATTCTTACATGATGTAGTTTCAAGTTCAAAAAATACGTCCCGGTCACTCTGTCCTGGATAAGTAATTTCCTTAATTCCGCTGAATGGTGCTTCAACGTCATAGAAGTTTTCGTCCGGTAGTCCGGTTACTTTCAATACCGGCATGTCACTTTCAAGGAAGCGTACAAGTAAACTAACAATTCTTTTCTTACCAGTAGGATCGTTATTCATAACCGGCATACTCTTAATGTAACTTTTAATAAGATAACCGATATAAACTTCATCAGTATCTGCGCTAAAATCTGCCGGAATATCGTCTGCAGGTGCTGTCTTATTCTGTGTTGCATTGTATACATAAGCTTTGTCTGTATATCCTGCAGTAGATCCTGCATATACTTTCCAGCTGTCTAAGTAGATTTTCTGTCCGGCGTCAAGTCGTTCAATATAGAATAAGTCTTTACCGGCAGCGTCTTTTCCGTCCTGTACTACCATAAATACAAGGTCGTTTTCGTCCGGTCCGCGTGTTACTGCAAGGTCCTTAATTGCCCCGGAAGTTCTTGTAATTCTATTCCAGCCCATAATACCGTTTGTCTTGTCATAGAGTAGTGAAGCAATAGTACCGTCACTTCTTGTTACAAGTATTCTGTTATATGGGTTTGACATATAGTCAAAGTCTACAGCAGCGCTTTCTGTAAGCATGTGTTCTGCAAGGATAGCAATATTGTTAGTCTGAAAAGCTTCTGATTGATTATCAAAATAGAATTCGCGTATTCCTTTCTTTCCCTGTGCTAAGTAAATTGTGGCTGTTGCTACGATCTGTCCCTGTTTCTGGTCTGATCCATACCGGCCCTGCATTACTGCACTTATGCTTGTTGCACTGCTTGAAGCTGCAATACTCCATATACTGCTTTCTGTACCTACAGCTAAAAACTTGTTGCTTGCCATAAACATAATTGCGTCATTTTCATCACTGGCAATTTCAAAATTAAAGCTGTCGTCTGCGCGTGTAATGTTGTTGTTTACTACAATATATTCATAGTCATTACCGTCTGGTACTGTAGCATTATGCCACAACTGAATTGTGTATACCTGGTTTTCAAGTTTTGCTTCTGCAGGTGTTTCACCTTCTTCAACCGGCTCTGGCTCTGGAATAGGTATTTTGTCTGTACTTATGGTAATTGTATTTGATGTAATTGCTACAACTTTAGTACCTACAGGTACAGTATCGCCGGAAACATAATACAGGCTCTTGTCTTTGGCAAGGCTTGAAGTAAGATCCTGCGATACGTTGGTTAATACCGTAGTATGTGTTGTAGTGTTTACGTCTGACTTCTTAATATCGCAAGTAAACATGTGCAGGTCTGCGTCTTTTACTGACTTGTTTACTGTTACATATTTAGTATATGTACTAAAGTCATTAGCAGCAAAAGTGCTTTTAGTAGGATCATTAGCATAACGGTCACTAGTATCTGGAATAGCGGAAGCCCATATCTTCTGCTGCTCTTTAATTGTGGAAGCAAGCCATAATCTGTTATTGAAAAAAGCTACAGCGCCAGGGAAGTTATTTTCTGTAGTAAACACTACGCCGCTTTCCGGGTCGTCCCCAGTCTGTTCCCAGCCTTTAGTTTCATCATATTTGTACAGGTGACTTTCGTATACACAATAAATATCTGTTACACCGTCTGGATATATTTTCTTAGCAGCGCCACTTTCACTTTGGTAAGTGAATTCATAGTGGTTTCCCACTTTCAGTGCATTTGGCAGGTAGTTCAATGCAAGCATTACATATTCATAATCATCGTCCAGAATAACTTCCGGCTCAAAATTGAAGTGCATGTAACTGCATTTGAATAAGTGTGTAGTTTGACTGTATTCAAGTATAACAGGCTCATGGTTTTTATTTACCATTACAATTACATTGTAGTTCTGTGCATATTGAATATCGCGTATCTCTGCAAGTGATATAAAGTCAAAATAATTATAATAGTATGTAGTTCCGCTTTGGTATGTTGTAGCCTTAACATATTCATCATTAGCGTTTTTGTAATACCACTTATTTAGTCCAAAGTTCTGCTGTGTAGGCTGTGTATCTGGCTCACTGAATGTAATAGTCTGCAGTAAAGTCAAGTTACCGTTAGCAGCAATTTTCCAGATCTTTAGCGTAAAAGCATAAGCCTGGAATAAAAATACATTGTCTTTATCAAGTATGAATGGAATTAACCTGCTGTTTTCATCAATAGCAGTAAGTCGCTGTGTACCTACGCGGCGTTTTATTCCGCCTGTAGGTATAATCTCAAAGTTTTCAAGGCGCTGTGCAGCCTGGAAATACTGTCCTAAGTCTACACGTCCATTAAGGGTAGGTGACAATTCACCACTTGAAAAGTTAGTAATAAGCATTAATTACCCCCATAGTTAGGAAGTCCCAGCTGTTCACTCCACCATGGGTTTCCCTTGTCTTTATTATGCCCATGTGCAACGGAAGCTTTAATTGCTCTGTTTTCCATAAGTCTTGCTTCGTTATACAAAAGCTGATATTTATTCATATCGCCTGTAAGTTTCATTGTGATTTTTGCAGCCATAATTGTTTCCAGGTATTCACTCAATAATGGATCAAACACTGGCTGGTCGTAGAATGGGTAGTCTTCTTCTACGCGTGAGTAATACTGAATAGGAAGTACAAGGTAGTAAGTTTCTTCTTCGTCATATTCTTCTGCTACCTGGTATACACCGTCTTCGTCTATAACATAATATGTATCTTCTGCAAGTTCTTCTTCACTTGCTGGCTGTGGATCTGCTTCTTCATATTCAAAGTCAGTAACTCTGATGTAGTTTCCTTCATCGTCCTGTTTGTAATATTTTCCGCTTCTGATCTCTGTTAAGGTAGGTGCAGCTTCTTCGTATTTGTACTGCCCAGTAAAATAATTCTTGATGTAAATAAGAATTGCGTCTGCTACGTCTGTATATAAGAATTCACCTTCTACAAGGTATATTCCGTCGTTACTCAATGCTACAGGTTTAGCGCAATCAATAGGAAGTTCATACATGTGTAAATAAGAAGTAAGGTTTAGATCTTCTTCACCTTCTTCTGCAATAACTTCCTGCAGTTTCTTTCTTGTTTTCTGGCTGGTCCAGTCTGTATTGCTTAGGGCTTCCAATATAGAAGCTAAGTACAAGTCTTTAATAAGTCGGACGCGGTTGCTTTTTGCTTCGGTCCATTCTGTTTCTGTTATTCCTTCTTCGCCGGCTTTTTCCAAAGCCCTGTTTACTATTGCTTTATCTATATTCATATTATCCCCATAAAAATAAAAGCTACCGGTCCCGGATATTTTTGTCCGTTTCCGGTAGCTTCGGATTTATTTAGCAGCTATGCTGCAGCAGGTTATACTCCTGCGAATGTATCAACGCAAGCTGATACTTTACCAGCAGTTGCTGTTCCTGTTGTAACTACAACTGCCTTAACATATTTGTATGCACCATTTCCGCGTGGTACTGGTACTACAAAAGCAGCGTCTGCTGTAAGTTTTGCAGCCGCAATAGCAGGTGAAACAGCAAGGTCTACCCATGTAGACTTATCTGCTGATCCCATTACTTTGAATGTTGCATTTGTCAATCCTGCAGCTGCTTCTTCCATTTTGAAGTTTACTGCAAAGCCTGCAAGGTCGCCCTTGTTCATTTCAAGTGCTACACCGTCTGTAGCGCTTGCTGAATATCCGCAAGGGTATGTACCTGCTGATGTAATAGAGTTTGTTTCGCCAAAAGTAAGAAGTTTGTCCTGCTTACCGATTAAAGATTTTTCGATTGCCATAATCTATGTTCCCCTTTTAATTAAGCGTTTGGTACAACTGCTTCTGTGTTTAAGATAGCGTCACAACGTCTGATACGCATGTTACGCAACTGTGTAATTTCTTTTCCCCATGGGTCTGTACTTGTATACATAACATTTGACTTGTCGAGTGTAGCCATGTCAAAAGCTGCAGCAATATCTGCATTACAGAGAATAGAAATAGTTCCGTCGCCCTGTGGCAATTTTGCTTTAGCAGCAATAATAGCTTTTACAAGTGCTTTCTGTTCATTTTCTGTAAGTTCATCGTTCATGTCGATATTACAGATACGTACAAGTGCTTTAGGGTTTTTAACTACAATACCGTAGTCTGCCTTGAAGTATGTACGGTATGCTTCGTAATTTCCAGATCCGTCTGGTGCAGGTACTGTTTCTACGCCTTTGTCTTTTACTGTTACGCCTAAGCCAGAAGCGCCGCGTGGATAGATCATCTTAACATTGTTAGATCCCCATTTAACTACGTAAATTGAAGTCTGTTTGTTTGCTGTCTGTCCGCCCATAGAGATACAAGTAGTTTTGTTTACCTTGTTTCTGCGTGTTGCAAAACCGTCGATTGCTGCAGGATCTTTTGTATGGTTTCCGTAGAAAATGTCGTCTGCCATATCCTGTGCAAGTCCTTCAATGAAGGCTACCTGTTCTGACTGCAAAGTTTCACCTTTGTTTGGTGAGTTGTTTACAAGGTCTTCGTCTACTTCTGAATAGATTGCTACCTGTGCGCATACGTCATGGATAGTATCTGTCTGTGAAGCAGCTACTCCAACGCCCTGGTTGTAAACACGTTTTTTACCATGTGGTAAAGCAGTTCTTACTACAGTAGTATTTACTGTACCGTCATTTGCCTGCTCAACTGGTGCGTCGAGAAGCATTTCGTTAGTTACTGCAAGTAACTCAACAATTCTACGCTGGTCTGCTGAAATATTATTAGCGCCGCGTTTGATGATTTCTGCCGCTGTCAAACGGTCAGAAGAAGAAAGTGTAGCGTAAGCCATTTTTCCTTTTTACTCCTTTATTTTAAGTTTTGGATCCAGCTAAACTGTCCGCCTTCGGCTGTAGTTTTGTAACCTTCGCCGCCGCGTGCTGTCTTGCCGGTTGTTCCCGCTTCTGCGTTCTGTTCACCTAACTGTACAAACATTTTTACAATGTCTGGGTCGTAAAGTAAGCCAGAGTTTTTAAGCTTCTGTCCCAGTGCGTTTCCGCCATAAGCGTCTACGCCGCGCTGCAGCATTTTGATTTTAGTAGCATAGTCTTTACCGTACTCGGCTTTTAAGGTCTTTTCGGTTTCTGCTGCTTTAGCCATAAGTGCTGCCTGCTGCTGTTCGATAGCTTGATTACCAACTTTCTGCAGCTGTTCATATACAGCTTTACACTGATCGTCGGTAAGGTTGTTATTAAAAGCGATTTCGCGGATAATAGCAGTGTCTTCGCCTGTAATAGAGTATTTATCCATACTCTTAGGTTTACCCAGCTTCTGGTAGAATTCTTCTACTTCTTCTGTACTTGCGTCTTTACCAGGCTTTACTATAGATTTTCCCAGTTTGCCTTCAAGTTCAGAATAAGACTTAGCAAGGTCAGTAATTTTGTCAAACTTTGAAAGCTGTTTCATAACTGCTTCGTTAGTTTTGATTTCGTCACTAAGCTGGCTGGTCCATGCTGGTGCTGCTTTGTCCTGGCTTCCTTCTGTAGTTCCTTCTGCTTTTTCCCCGCTGTCTGCAGGTTTTGTTTCCGGTGTACCTTTGTCGGCCATGTCGCCCATAATCTGTGTTAAAGATCCTTCTGTTTCTGCAGCGTTTGTTTCCGCTGTGCCATTTGCTACGTTAGCATTATCTGTGTTAGCAGGTGCGTCCATAGTTACTCCTTTGTCTGACTGAATAAACAGTCAATTCTTTCTTTGTTATTATTAAAGCCCAGTCTTTGTGCTATTAATACCTTTGCATAATTGTTCAATGCGCGGCTTTCATCGTTCGCGCAATTATCAAAATAGTACAAGTCTTCAAGGATCACTCCTAAAACAATTCTTCCATGTTTAGTATTAAAAACTTCTCTAAACATTTTCTGCAGCGCCTTGTTCTGTTCTGCAGGTGTAAGCTTGTCAAAGCCTGGAAGTCCGCCGGTCTTTTCTTCCGGTTTATCAACTACAAGTGCTTCCTGTCCTAGTACGTCTTTCATCGCTGAATACTTCCTGTAAGCTGATTATTAAGGTCCTGCATTAAGCTGCCTTCTTCCGGTGCCTTGCTCATGTTTCCGGCGTTCTGCATTACTGACTGCAGCATAGCCTGCTGCTGTGCCTGTGCCTGCGCTTCCTTTTCTGCTTCAATTCTTGCCTGTCGTAATTTCTTTACGTCATTATCTTCGCGTATGATATTTGCAGGCATACCTTGTCCTTCCATAGCTGACTTCATAAGTTCATCACCGTCTAAGAAGTCACCTGCATTAGGGAATAACTGTATAATAGGTGAAGCTAAGTTCATAGCCTGTGCAATTCCGCCCATTGTGTGGTATTTCTTCTGTGCCTGTGCAAGTGGTCCCATGAAGTCTACTTTTATTGATGTACCCATTCCGCGTAAAGCTTCTGGTGCAGGTGGAAGTTCACCGGCCTTTGCTAAAATATTGAATGATCTCTGAATGATCTTAAGAAGTGCTTCATTAAGGTTTACTACCAGGTTAGCAAGTGTTGCTGCTTTTTCGCCCTGCAGTTCCATAACTTCTGTTGCTGTCATTTTGCCCTGTTTCTGCTGCAGCATTAAGAAGAAGTCTACGTTGAACCAGTCTTTAATGTCCTGCTCAATATGGCTTAATACTTCCAAAGTGATTGGATAGTTTTCGCCGGTTTTAATTGGCTCAACCATTTGGTCTGCTGATGTAACATAAGTAAAGCCGCGTGGTGTAATGTTTACCTGGCGTATATCTTCACTTACTTTCATTGGTGGCTCTGCGGAAGTCTGTGCGATCTGCAGGCTTGTTTTCTTAGCAATATTCAACGCCTTAACGTCTGGCATGGCGTCCTGTGCAGGTGAAGTTGAATAAGAATAACCTGCAATTTTTTCCCAGTAGAAAACTGCATAAGGGAAGTCGTCGTAGCCGCTTTCGTCAATAATTACATTATTGCGTCTATCAATCCAGTACACTGCCCATGGCTTATTCTTAGCGTCCTTGAAGTTTTCGTTGTAATCACTTCTAGGCATGATACATTCAAGTATTTCTATCTTTTCGTTCCAGCGGTCTACTTCGCTGTATGCGTCTTTAATCTGTGCATGAAGTTTATCAAGTCCAAAGAATTCAACGCAATTTCTGACTGTAAGATAATAGCGGCGGAATAAAGTATCTACTTCACCGTATTCGTTAGTGTCAAGATAAACTTCATTAGCAGGAAGTTTAGTGTATCTTAGTCGTTCGTTCTTAATGTCTTCATCAATCTTAATTACACCATGTCCTAACACTGCCGCGTCGTGGATCATGTTAGCAGCTTCTTTATACAAGTTACTGGAATTAAACTTCGCAAGCATGATACGTTCAACGCTTTCAAGCCAGTCTTTAACCATATATTCTTTCAATAGCTGCTGTGAATTAAGTCCTAATTTAAACCATACAATGTTAGGTGAAATTGAATAGCCTACAAGTCCGTTTACTAAAATGTTCAAGTAGTTACATGGCTTACTTGAATAACGGTTAGGTTTCTGTGGAATTGCTTCTAAACTTCCCCATGATAAAGCGCGGTTATCAACGTATTCCTGGACTTCGGTCCAGTCGTCTTCAAACTTACCGCGATCATCGGCAAGCTGACTGTAACGTGAATTCAAGTCTTTTAAAATATCGTCGTTAGATCTGCTCATACAGAAAGCATATAATTTATTTTGTCAATAGATATAAACAAATATTTTTTAATAAAAAAAACCTGCAATAACGACGTTACTGCAGGCCTTACTATTACTACTGACAAAAATCTTTTTATATCTAAAAAAAGAGTATAAAAAACGTATACATTTTACGTCCGTATACAAGAACAAAATTGTTAGGTTACAACGTAACCTTTTTTATGGTGACACAACGTGTCACTTTATTTTTCGTTTGCTTTCTTGTGAAGAAAACTACCGATAAAATAAACAATAGCTGATACTGCAGCAATTACAATGAATGTAAGTGATACAGTTTTAGTGACGTCTGCTTCTGTAATTCCACCGATTGCAAGTGAGATTACACTAAGAATAAGCAGGATAAAGCTTACAAGTCTTACCCAGAAGCTTGCAAAAAATGCTTTAATCTTTTCCATATAAACTCCTATGTATAAATATTAATTATATTATGTAACACGCCCCGCAATTCTGATACAAACTACTTTGCGCCTTTTAATATTTTCCATGCAGCTTTAAGTCTGTTCTTGAATGGTGAAGTAAGCAAGTTCTGGATCCAGTTTTCTACTGCCTGCTTCTTAAGCATTTCCGCTTTCAAGTAAAATTCATCATGACATACTTTTCTTAATTTTTTCTCTGTCTTTCCACTCATGTTTATCCCCTTATACTTGCTTCTTCAAGCATTTCTCTATCTTCTGCAGTAATATTGTTTTTCTGTTCTTCCTTTACTGCATTTAATACATATTCAAGGTCTGCATATTCATGCTGCAGTCTGTCATAAGCTTTCTGCAGTTTATTCTTCTGCAGGATCACTTTTACCAGTGCAAAAGTAGTAAACCTGTATTTACGTTCTTCGCGCTGTGCTGCTACCAGTAGAGAAGTGTTGTGCAGTTCTTCTCTGTACTTACTCAATGTTTCTTTTAAGTAGGCGTTATAACTTTCAAGCTTTCTCTGTTCGATAGTCATAGTCTGTACCTGCTGCTGCAGGCTATTATTCTGATCTTTTATTTTGCAACCATGTACTGCGCATGTTAATTCTGTCATTCTGCTAACTCCCATTTATTTATCTTTTCTAGGTGTCCAATCTTCATTATCTGCACACGCATATCCATCTTCTTGCCTATGATAACAACTATTTCCCCTATACTTACTTGTACATCTTTCATTACCACAATTTCCACAACATTTCATTTTTTCAATCTGTTCATT